CCTCATGACAGGTTCCAAGTCACGGCGCCGGTCGACACGATGTCGCATGAGAAAGTGATCTTGTCAGCCACCGGAACCCCGAGACTTATACGCGAGATATTGAACGATGCCGAGAAGTAGTGTGAAGCGTTCGCATAGAGCGCCATCTTGACCGATTCGGCAGTCGACGCGTTGAGCGTATTGAGCAGATACACTGCATGCAGGCACGACCCGTCGAATGATCCGCTTATCGATCCCGATGCCTGTTTCAGCGCGGCCTGACCTGACTTGTGCGTCACCGTCGACCCGGTGAAAGCGGTCACGTCGATGATGTCGACCCCAGAGTCAAGCGTCCAGTTGTCGATTGCCGCAATGATGCTTGTCGCAGTAGTCCCACTTGCGATTGCCGTGTAAACATATCCTTCTTTCCCCATCAGTATAGACATATTGAACCTCCTATGATTCTATATATTCGACTATTGCGTCCACGTCGTGTACGTACCATCCCGTCTCCGGGTCTCTACGTGCCCTCATGTTTTCGATCCGTATGATGTTTATTACTTGACTTGCGATTGTTCCCCTTGCCCACCTCAACCTGTCCTTTACCGCGTCCCGCAGGAGTTCGCCCTGCGTCGTGGTCTTTGTCACGCACGACACCTGGATGTAAAGTTGTCCCGCGTTTATCCCGTTGCTCATCCACAACGGCCTCAACGGATTTGACACATAGACCCCGACGATATAAGGCGGCGACGCTCCTGGCGCTATATCCATCCAGTAGATCACCGATGTCACGGCCGTCACCGCAGAGGCCCCGGCGATGTATTCCATGACTGCTTTTTCGATATACTTCGCCATTCAAATCAACGCCTTTCTCACGCCTACTTGTAAGGCTTGCGCGATTCTTGGTCTCGCCTCGGCGAGGGCTGGTCTCATGTACGGCTGCGCCCGCTGTCCACGAATCTTCGTTTTCCATTTCTTCCCGAATACCGCCGTACCTTCGCCTCGAGTCCCAGTCCCGAACTCCACGTACACGTCATAATACGTGTCCGGTCCTATCGTGTATCCCTTCCGCGGTGCCTCGAGCTCATCCATGCTTATCGACCGCTTGAGCGCGCCCGTGCGCACGGGAACGATCTGTTTCGATCTCGCGGTAATAAACTCCGCGCCATCCTTTAAAGCATCCATTATCGCGTCCATCACCTTGTCCGGTCTCAACGGGTCGAAATGGTATTTGACGTTCATCCCGAACTTCATCTTACGGCCCTCAGTATCACTTCCTTGTGATGCGCCCTCTCCATAGGGTCTTCTATAAATACCACGGTGTAAATGGATGAGCCAATCTGTACACGGTTTTTTTCAGTGATGGATACACCCACCGAACAATATGCCCGATGAGTCGCCAGCACAGTTTCGGAACCCACCGCATACCTTTCGTTGCCTCCAGCGGTTTCAAGAGCGCACATGAACATCTCCCCGGTCGCGTAGTTCGCGTCTGAAAGATCGGGAGAGTATTCCGTCGTCGACGAACTCCACGTAAGTACATAAGCTGTCTTCGTATAGTATCGTTCAATCATTCGCCCTACACCAGAATATCACTTTACAAGTTGCACATTCTATATCGCCGGAACATAATTCATCAATATTTGTTCGCCATGACACACGATGTTTCGGATGACATACTTTGTGCATTATTGCTTTCAATCGTCCATGAAATCCATACCATAACCGATATAGTTCCATTATCCGCTCGCTGGTACAACCCAAGGATCAAGGCCGCCTATGATATCGTCGGGATAGTCGAACCCCAAGTTTGCCGCCCTGTGATAACTCACGCTATAGTTCCCAATTCGTTCGCTTGCGACTCCCGTCCTATTAGCACGTTCAGTCATGTCGTACCGGATCATGTTCGCCACTACTGGCTTGATCGCTTTCGGAAACCGCACGTAGGTAATATAGACCGTCCGCAATAACCCGATAGCGTCTGTATCCTCGTGCAGCATCTCGAACTCGTCGGTCACGGTAAGCAAGGTACTGGTCACGGTCGATATCTTGTACGTACCGTCGTTTTTCACACTACCTTTTACACGGAACCAGTCACTTGCGACAAATCCTTGTTCGGTAAAATCTCCGTCTGCGCAGTAGATCGTGTTCCCCGTCGAGAATACATATTCTCCGGCGTAAGTTTCAATCTCTTTATCAATGAACTCATTGTTGCAGATTCTTATCACGCGGTCGCGCGCGTAGGGTATCCACTGTCGGATCCTCGTGTCATAGGTCGTGTCTGTGTAGTTCAGGAACATTTTGACTTCGCCGACGTCGATCATTTGAGTTTCATATCCTTGACGAGTCGATACCGTCCGTCTTTGCGTTTCTTGATGAGACCTTTCTCTTCAAGGTCTTCGAGTTCATACTCTTCGAGCTCTTTCAACTTCTCTTCGGTCAGTTCTATCTCTTTTCCCATGACACCCTCAAAACCGGGAGGGGATTGCTCCCCTCCCATTGTGATTGTTACCGGTTGTAATACGAGACGGTCAGGTAGTCGAGCGAGGTCAACGCCGTTGCACCAGCCGACAGGAAGTGGATCATCATCGGGTAACTCTTTCCGTTACCGTAGAAGATGCCTCCGTCGAGTTCCTTGGTGTTCTGCGTCGACACGGTGAGTCTGTACTTCAGGTGTCCTGCATCGCTCATCACCCCCAGACCGTAGACCGCGTTTCCATCCTTGCCGTCGTCCGTCAACGCTGCCGTGAGCGTAACGGTGAGCGACGTCTGCATCGAAGCGACCGTGGTGAACTGGTACGTACCGTCTGCCAGGACGACCGCTACGTAGTCACCCGTTGCGATACTCCCGGTTGCAGCCGTTGCATCTCCGCCGATCGCTTTCGCGGTGAGTACGATGGTCGTCCCGCCGCTTGCCGCCGCACCAACCTGGGTCGTCTGTCCAAGCGTCTGCATGAAAGTTAGGTCGGTAGCCACGTTCGCCGCTGAATACCCGAAGGCTCTCACGGCGATCCGCTTCCCCGTCTTGCCGGGGATGTTCTGCGTTAGCAAAGTTGCCGTCGCACTCTGTGCCTTGTAACCAGCACTCCATACTGAATCGATATAAATGTTTCCGCCCATTTTGTAGCTCCTTGTTTATAAGATACACTCCTTTCGGAGTCACCCGGCAACGCCGAGCCTATCTTAACTTGCCGCTGTTCTGAGCACCGCGAAGTTGGCCGCGATACCGATGTTGAACGCCTGCCGAGTCCTTACCCGCCAGAAGTTTTCGTCGTCCTGGACTGCGTAGAAAGTTTGGTCGAAGTACTTCATCTCCATTCCCATCCTAATACCCCAGAGCATGTAGTACGGATTCCCGAAGGCGAGGAACGCTTTCGAGGCCGCCGAACCCGAGGTTGAAGGCATGTTGTCGGAGAGAAGCACCGGATACCCGCGAGCCGTTCTCGGTCCCGCGTTGGCAGGATCCCAGAAGTACCGACCCATCGCGTCCTGGTCCGTTATGAGAACGTCCCAGACAGTCGGGTGCATCATCCAGCACGCGCCGACCTTTTTCTTCTGAGTCGTGAGTGCCGCGATGGTATTGTTGAGATCGCCCCACGATACGTCGGAGATGGAAGTCGAGGACATGTTGACGTAGTTCACGCTGGCATGTCTCAGTACACCGGTTGCAGGCGAACCGCTTCCGTCGAGTATCTGCCCTTCGATGGTGTTCTGAAGAGCCTCGACCGCCTGGATTCTGATCTGCGCGCCGATGTCCGCGAAGGTGTCTTCCATGAGTTCATCCGTCACGCCGACCCAGAACGCATACGTCTCACATTCGAGGTCGACATAGGTCCAGGTAGGATTCGCTTCGGTGCTGTCCGTTACTTCGTTTGTAACGAACGTGAAGGTCACCGGAGTGACTTCCTTCGGAATCCTGTGGAGTCTTCCACTCATGTTCCGCTTGTCGAGTTTCGGAATGATCTCCGAGTTGACCATGAGCGTCCGCAGGATGGACGTGTCGTAAATGGTCTGAGGAACGAGGTATTGTGCATCGGTCCCCGTCGCGTCCCCGGTGAGAGGAGTACCCTGATCCGCCTTTGTGATAACTCTGTCTGCTACCTTGGT